GACAGGGACAAATGGGGGACAAATAGGGGACAACACAAAATGCATTTGTCCACTCCAAAAAGGTGGACAGATGGATGGGGGGTATATGTATACCCCCCATCTGTCCCCTTTGGACATGTCGGAGTTTTTGAATTTTAAGAATTGGAGAAAAAGATGAGCAAGAAGATATTGAAGAAAGTCGTTGGTGGTCTAAAACAACCAGATTTCCCGATGAATACTTTTGAAGTATTTATGAATTCGAGGTTAGTTGAGCTGTCTGTGGTGAAGAGAGACCACGAAAAGAGGTGGGGCATCAACAGGTTGATCGAGTTGGTGGATTCAGAGTTTCGGATCAAGGTGTGGCGACAGGCTGAGAGAGTGTTCGATGCGTCGAAGTCAAGGGACGAGGTGAAACTGGACAGAGCTGTCGGAGGAATGATCAAGGCTTATGCAGCGTTAGAGACTTGGGCGGTCGAGAACGGTGTGCCTGAGATGCCAGACATCACAGCAGTCGAGCATGAGATGCAAGACGGGTCGGTGATGGTGGTCGTTGGGAATCATCACGACGCGACGCTGTACCAGCAGTTCAGACCCGATGTCCAGAATCGTCACATCTGGACGATGGAAGAGCTGGAGTTGATCATGGACTCGCCAGTCATCAAGGAGACCATGAAAATCAAGGCGCTGATGCCTTGTGCAGCAATGGTCAGACTGGACAAGGATGCGAAGGAGTTTCCACTTGGTGGTGCGACAGGCTTTGATGATGTCAAGTCTGACGAGCTGGAGGCTTCGTCGTTGCCAAAGGTATTCGATACCAGCAAGATGCGTAAAAATACGGCTAACAGGGCTTTGGAGGAGATTTGAATGGCTGGAAATAAAAAGAAGGTTCACGACATTGCGTTACTGAACACGCTGCCGATTGAGCAGATCACAAATATGTTTGAGGCTGGAATGAGCGAGACGCGGATATGTGTGGCGCTCGGTGTCAGCAAGAAGGCGCTGACCGAATGGATGGACTCACCAGCGCAAGAAGGCTTCTTGTCTCGCGTGCGTGCGCGAGCAGCCGATCATATCGTAGGTCAGATGATTGAGATTGCAGACGATACAGACATCGAGGAGGTCAACAAGGCGCGTCTGCGCGTCCAGACGAGGCAATGGGTAGCAGAGCGCTGGAATCCAGCTTCATACGCCCAGAATAAGATGCCTAGCGTGCAGGTGAACCTGTCTGGCATGAGGCTTGACGCATTACGACGCATTGAGGTTGTCGAGGACATATCCACAGAAAACAGCGCGAAGTTGTCCTAGTTGCCCACAGTTGCGTGGAAACTGGCGAAGTTATGCACAAAGTTGCTTACAAACCTGTGGATAACAGCAAAATAACTTTACATAATGAACATAGTGTAAAGCAGGAAAATACGACGATATGCAAATGTATAGGTTTCATGCGCTATGCGAGGAGAGTGGTCACTCACTAACCGATTCTGTCTGACTGATTCGGGTTTACCCCCCCCTTCGATCTGCGCGACGGTTGGCGCTGAAACTGCACCCCGACAGTTATCGACTTAACACCCCCCCCACACCCCCCCTACTCACACCGCCACACTTCCGCAAAAAAAATAAAAAAAATCAAGGCACAATCCTGACATGACGACAGAATCAACTGCACCAGAAAAAAAGAAACTACACCCCGATGTGGTGGCAAAGATAGACCGCATCCAAGACAAGAGGGAAGACGAACTCAGCAAGAATCCATTTGTTGCGTTCACCATCCGCTACAAGAACAACCCCGTCCTCTTCGTGAAGGAAGTCTTAAAGGCGAACCCCGACACTTGGCAAGAGACATTCCTAATGCACATCGCAAAGGGCAACCGCAGAATCAGCGTAAGGTCTGGGCATGGCGTAGGCAAGTCCACAGCAGCGAGCTGGGCGATCATCTGGTATCTACTCTTGCGGTATCCCGTCAAGGTGGTGGTAACAGCCCCCACATCCAGCCAGTTATACGACGCGCTCTTTGCGGAACTAAAGCGCTGGGTGAAGGAACTGCCTGAGACCTTGAGGGATATGCTCGAAGTCAAGCAGGACAGGATCGAGGTCAAGGAGGCAGCGACAGAGGCTTTCGTGTCCGCAAGGACATCAAGGGCAGAGCAACCCGAAGCCCTGCAAGGTGTCCACAGCGAGAATGTGATGCTGGTGGCTGACGAGGCATCTGGTATCCCTGAGGCTGTCTTTGAGGCTGCTGCTGGCTCAATGTCTGGACACAATGCCGTGACCCTTCTGCTGGGCAACCCCGTACGCTCTAGCGGTTTCTTCTACGACACCCAGAACCGACTCGCAAATGACTGGGTGACGATGAAAGTCTCTTGCGTTGACTCGCCAAGGGTCTCAGATGCCTATGTCGAAGAGATGAAGTCGCGGTACGGGGAAGAGTCAAACGCTTACAGGATCAGGGTACTGGGCGAGTTTCCAAGGTCAGACGACGACACGATCATCCCGATGGAACTCTTGGAGCTGGCAAAGCACAGGGATGTTGAGACATCTCAGCACGCCAAGCTGATCTGGGGATTGGATGTCGCACGCTTTGGTGGGGATAGGTCGGCACTCTCAAAGAGACAAGGCAACGCTCTCATAGAACCCACAAAGACTTGGAAGAACTTGGACTTGATGCAACTCACAGGCGCAGTCGTCGCGGAGTGGGAAGCCTTAGCACCGAGTCAGAGACCACATGAGATCATGGTCGACAGCATCGGTCTTGGCGCTGGTGTCGTTGACCGTCTGAGAGAACTCGGTCTTCCAGCTCGTGGTATCAATGTCTCCGAGTCCCCCGCGATGGGTACGACTTACAGGAATCTTCGGGCAGAGCTTTGGTACAAGGCAAAAGCATGGTTTGAGGCGCGTGACTGTCGTATCCCCAATGATGAGGAGCTGGTGGCTGAACTGGCGACTGTGAGGTACTTCTTTAGCAGCTCAGGGAAAATGCAGGTCGAGGGCAAGGACGACATTAGAAAGCGTGGTTTGAAGTCTCCTGATAAAGCGGATAGTTTCGTTTTGACCTTTGCGTCAGATGCTGCCGTCTCCATGTTTGGTGCGAATACGAGTCAGAAGTGGTCTCAGCCGTTGAAAAGAAACCTGTCAAGGGTTGCATAATTCGGGTATTCCAATCAAGGAGTCATTGACATGATGAAGTACGACAAGGCTGCTAAGAAAATTAGCAAGGTAATGGGCGAGTACAAGTCGGGGAAACTGCATAGCGGTGGAACTGGCAAGGTTGTGAAGAACCCCAAGCAAGCCATTGCGATAGCAATGTCCGAGGCTGGCAAGAAAATGCCGATGAAGAAGGGCAAATAATGGACTATCAGTTCCAGCAGTTCTTAGGGTTGCTGTCTGACCCTGAGTCTGTCAAAAGAATGCAAAACGAGGCGCGTCTTCGCGCTAACGACTATGAGCGCATGGCTTATCAAAAGTATGGCGAAGATAGGGGAAATTTGCAATTAAATGGCAATATGGTTGCAATACCTGATGGCTTTGCTGGCGGTGGAAGAATATCTGGCGCAATACCGCTTACCGAAGAGCAACGCTTAATACTTGGTTTAACTGGTGGCGGTTACCGTTCTAGATACGGTGGAGACTTAAAGGCGCAAGGCTTAGACGCAATGATCCAAGGAAATGATCAGTCGTTTGGCGTGCAGTACAACAGACCACAACCTAATAACCCAGCCATACCGCGCTGGATGTTGAATTATTCAAGGAGTTTTTAATGGCTACCTCATACCCCAAGAGCTTGCAAGGCGCTATGGATCAGATGATGAGTGACAGCGACACCAGCGAGTGTCCACTCCCCACGCAAGACATTACGATCAACTTAAAGAACCGCGCCAAGGCGATCACGGCTGCGAAGTACGGTCCTGAGAATCCGAATCTGCCTAATGAGGCTTACTGGAAGCGCATGGCTGACGAGTGGGATGTCTCTGCCGAAGACGCTAAGAAAAGTCTTTGCGGTAACTGTGCAGCCTTCAATGTCTCAGAAGACATCAAGCAATGTATCGCTGACGGCATAGGAAACGAAGCAGACCCGTGGGGCGTTGTCAAGTTAGCAGACCTCGGATACTGCGAGATTTTTGATTTTAAATGTTCGGCACAAAGGTCGTGTCGTGCTTGGGTCGTCGGTGGTCCTAATACTGGCGAAGCCAAGGACGAGGACGAAGACGAGTCGCCAGAGGAAATGAATGAAGACTGAAGGCTGCTCAATTTACCAGCATAGAAGGGCTGACAACGGTCAAATTTTCTATGTTGGTAAAGCATCCAATCCTTACAGGAAAGTAAAAACTCAGAACAGAAACAGCCGTTGGCATGAAATAGTCAAAGATGCTGGTGGCTTTACTGCTGAAGAGGTAGTCTCAGATGTTGACGAAGACTTGTCTTTGCTTGCGGAGCAGGAATACATAGACAAGTTGAAAAAACTTGGCGCTCCAATTTGTAATTTAACGACTGGCGGTCAAGGTAGGTCTGGATGGAATCCAAGCGAAGAGACAAGAAGAATTTGGTCTGAGCAAAGAAAAGGCAAAGCGCCTCATAACAAAGGCACAAAAAAGCCGTACATAAAAAAGACCGAGGAAGAGCTAAAGGAAATAAGGTTAGTTGCTGCCGTAAAGCAGTCTCAAGCCTTAAAAGGAAGAACTCCTTGGAATAAAGGAACTACCTATGAAAACATCAACGGCAGAGGAGTAACTCCTTGGAATAAAGGTCAAAGAGTTATTGGCTCTAAAAGATGGAAAATTGAGCAAAGAAAATTAGAAAGGGCTAAGCCATGAAGATGGGACTTTACGCAAACATCAATGCCAAGCAAAAGCGCATCGCTGCTGGCTCAGGCGAGAAGATGAACAAGGTCGGCTCTAAGGCAGCTCCAAGTGCTGCCGACTTCAAGCAAGCTGCCAAGACCGCCAAGAAGCCGAAGGCTAAGAAGTGAGCGCAGCTTGGCAGAGGAAAGAGGGCAAGTCACCAACTGGTGGATTGAACGCTAAAGGTCGTGCCTCGGCTAAGGCTGAAGGCATGAACCTAAAGCCCCCTGTCAAGTCAGGCGATAACCCAAGGCGTGCGAGCTTTCTTGCACGCATGGCGGGGAATGCTGGACCAGAGTACAAGGACGGTGAAAAGACCCGTCTTCTCTTGAGTCTCAACGCATGGGGTGCGTCCAGCAAGGCAGACGCAAAGGCAAAAGCCAAGGCGATCTCCGCAAGGAATAAGGCTAAAAAGTGATCCCTATTTGCATCTCAACGGTCAACGGCAAAGGTTTGCCAGTTCTGCTTGAATCGATCAAGCAGTACGCGCCAGAGGCTTTTGTTTACTTGCGTGGCACAGAGAGAGTCGTCTCTGGCTACAAGAACGCAAGGCTAATCTTTGGCGAACCTACGAACTTTGGCGACGATTACAACGAAGTAATCGACGACGCTCTGAAGTACGCACAGGCGTGCATTGTCTGCAACGACGATGTGGTGCTGACACCGACAAGTTACCAGCGACTGCTCGAAGATGTGGAGGTGATCCGCGAGCTGGAGGTCAATGTCGGATGGGTGGGTGCGAGAAGTGACTATGTGAGACCAGCTCAAAACATTCGCTACAACCCCGATGGCGATCACCTAGAGATGTGCAGATTCAAGTCTGAGCAGTTCATTCGCCATGCCAGCGCCATTGCACCGATCTTTGCGTACATAAGTAGAGACGCATGGCATCACGGAAGATTTCCCCCGATTAACTGGTTTTCTGATGATGTGAGCTGCGCAGACCTCAGTAATCAGGGCTACGAGCACTTCGTCTCAAGCGCGTATGTCCATCACATCGGAAGCCAGACCACGGGCGACGACTCAAAGCAATTAGTTGCAGCGTCTGTGCCTTGGGTCAAGGAGCACCGTCCTCAATATGCACAACGATTCTTTGGTACTTAACTTAGGTTCTGGCAAGGACTTTCGGGAGGACTGCATCAACGCAGACATCCAACTGCGCGTCAAGCACGACTGGTTACTCGACATCTGCAATGTCCCGTGGGGCGATGCGATCTCCACAAGGATCGGTGACTTCGAGGTGCAGCCAGAGATGTTTGACGCAATACTGGCAAACGATGTACTCGAACACCTACCCGATCTGGTGGGTGCAATGACGAGCTGCAAGGAATTACTCAAGATTGGTGGCGAGATGCGCATCCATGTGCCGTATGACTTGAGCTATGGCGCGTGGCAAGACCCGACGCACCTGAGAGCATTCAACGAGAAGTCGTGGCTTTATTACACCGACTGGCATTGGTATCTTGGCTGGGAAGACAGGTTTTACATGACGCACTTGGAATTTAGGTTAAATCCATTCGCACAAGACCTAAAATTGACGCAAGAAGAACTGTTAAGGACTCCGCGAGCTGTGGACTCCATGTATGTCGTATTGACTAAGGGTAAAAAATGAATAT